CTTGACCATGTGGATCGGGTCCAAGACCGCCACGCGGCCGTCCATCGGGGTCGCGACGTTCGTGAGCCGCGCGCCCGCGGTCATGTAGGTCTCCATCGAGGTCGGCGTCACGCCGGGCGTGCCCTCAGCCTTCCAGACGGTCGGCGTCATGCGCGTCAGGCCGTCGTAGTCGATGGTGTTCGCGAGCTGCTCGCCCGCGGGGTTGACGTAGCGCTTGCGGGTTTCTTCGACCACGACCGTCGCGTCGGCGGTCGACCAGGACGTGCCGATGTTCGCCTGGTCGGTGAGGGTGACGGGGACGGTCTGGTCGTTAATGGGCTGGGCCTGGAAGGCTTGCCCCTTGGTCGTGCGGAAGCGTTGCGGGAGCCGGCCGGAGACGGTGTAGCCGACCTTCGCGCCGCCCGCCTTGAACTTGTCATCGTACCAGCGCTCGATGTTCGCCGCGAATTTGAGCTGATTGACGGCCACTCGGGCCACGTCCTTGAGCACCCATGAGGGGGTGATGAAAGTATTCGCCATCGCGACCGCCCTCCTTCGAGCGGGGCGCGCGCATGGACGACGGACCTACGGGCTAGCGGGTGCCGGGGACCTTGAGCTTGCGGTTCCAGTAGCGCGCATGCTCCGCCGCGGACGCCGTGTCACCGGGAGGATCGTCCCCCATGACTGGCGAGCTCCCGACCGGCTGAACCGGGGGCTTCGCAGTGCTGAGTTTGGGCGGCGCGGCTGGGCCGGCCCCATTCCGGGGCGCAGCACGCGGGCCTAGCTGGGATTCCAAGAGACGGCGCATCACGGCGGCAGCGGCGACGGGAGTGTGTTGCGACTCCTCGGCGAGCTGGGTGCACTCCTCGGGATGCGTGGCGAGGTAGTACACGAGGTCGGCGGCCTTGGGCGACTCCGCGATCGCCAGTTGCATGACGGCCGAGACCTGGAGGCCTAGTGTATCAGCCTCTGTCAAGACCTGATCGTAGTCGGGGTAGTCTTTGCGTCCTTCGGCGAGGCGGTGCTCGAACGCGGTGGCCTGCACCTTGGCGGCCTGCTCGGCGTCCCACTGCTGGCGCGCCTCGGCGAGCCCCTGCGCGCGGTCCCAGCGGGCCCACGCCTGGACGTAGGCGGTGTAGGGGTCGGGGGCGTCGGCAAACTGCTCGAACTGCGGCTCGCCGGCGGACCCGTTGGTCGGCGCGCTATACCCCGGCGGTGTGACAGGACTGGTCACACTGGGCTGTCGCAACCGCTGGAGCTCGGCCTCGAGCTGGGCGGCGCGCTGCTCGGCCTGCGCCTTCTGCGCGATCGCCTGCTTCATGCGCGCGACGGGGTCGTGGCGCGGGAGCGTGTCGTCGCGGCGGCGCGCGGGCGCCGCGGGCTCGGCCGCCGACTCGAGCGGGAGCGGCGCCTCGGCCGGCGGGGTCTGGCCCTCGGCCTTCGCGAACCGCCCCTGCGGGTCCCGCACCGGCGGCGGGGGCGTCGTGCTCTCGTGCGGCCGGCTGTCGCCGTCCCCCTGCGGCGCGGCGGGGGTCGTCATTTCGGCGCGCAGGTCGGCTTCGGTCGCCGTGTTACTGGTGACGGTGACGCCGCCCTCGGTGACGCTGACGGTCTCGCCCATTTACAACGGCCCTCCTGGGCCTTGTGGCGGGCCCTGTGGCGCGGGCGGCGCACCCCCCCCCGGCGCGCCCTGCGGCCCGCCGGCGGGCCCCGGCGCCTGCTGCGCGGCCATCTGCGCCAGGTCCCGCTCCTGCTGCTGCTGCGCCGCCTGCTGGTCCTTCTGGAACGCCTGCGCCTCGAGTTGGTCGATGCTCCGCTGCACGCCCTGCAGCGCCACACGGTCGGTCGCGCCTTGCACCCCGAGGGTCGCCTGCTGGAGCGCCGACTGCGCGCTCAGATCGGCCTTCAGGAGCTCGACCTGCGCCTTGACCGCCTCGATCCGCTCCTTGCTCGCGAGCTCGAGCTGCGTCACCTGCACCTGCGCGTCGGCCTTGACCTGGTCGGTCTCGATGACCTGCGTCTTCGCCTGGAGCTCCTGCGTGAGGAGCTGGATCATCTGATCGGCCTGCGCGACCTGCTGCTGGAGTTGCTGCACGCTCGGGCCCTGGCCTTCCTGCTCTTGGAACTGCGGCGGCAGGGTCTTCTTGGCGATGGCGGCCAATTTCTTGGCCCCCGGAAAGTCGAGCTCGTCGAGCCAGAAGGGCGCGAGAATCGGCGCGAGTTGCGGCGCCACCTGCATGATCGCCGCGATCGCCTCGGACGTCTCCTCGCGGCGGGTCGCGTAGGACTTGCCGACGACCGCGGTCACGCTCAGGTCGCCCGCCTTCAGGTCGATCACCTCGGCGCCCGGCGTCCCCGGCGGCACGGCCTGCGGCTGCCCGTCCGGTCCCTTCGCAAACGGGATGTTCACCATGAGCGATCGCCGCTTTTCATCCTGCCCCAGCGCCGGCACGACGCGCCCGGGCCGGTCGTAGATGCGCGGGATGAGGTCCTTGAGCACCTTGCCCTCGTACAGCATGCTCACGCTGGCGAGGTTGTCGAGGTACCCGCTCGAGCCGACCTCCGCCTGCCCCTGCAGCGCGCGGATCGCGACGCCGCTCCGGTCGTGCGGATCGAGCTGCCCCAGGGACACCGGCGGCATGTTCGTCGTCCCGTGCAGATCGTCCTTCGCCGCCGCCGCGGCGAGCGTCACGGCCTGAATGGCGGGCTCGGCGACGTTGCGCTGCGGGGGCGGCGCCGGGCCCCCGCTGTAGGTCGTCAGCCGATACGGCAGATACGGGAGGTTGCGCGTGTTGGCCTGCTGCCACCACGCCTCATAGCCCTCGAGCTGCCCGTCCGCGATGAGCCACTGCGCGCGGGGCGCGAGGCCCACGGCCTCGACCTGCGCCGAGCGCATGTAGTTGTAGGACTGCTGGGCATCGCGCGCGAACTGCACGAGCCCCGACCAGCGGCGATCGCCGTTCAGGTTCGTCTCGTCGCCGATGACCGGGATGATCGGGATAAAGCTGCCGTTCCAGTCCTGCGGCGCGGTCAGCTTCTCGACGCCGTTCATTAGGCACCACTTCACGCGGCGCGCCGTGACGACCGTGCGCCGGGGGAGCGGCGTGCCGCGGTCCTTTTCGACGGTCGCCAGGATGTCGGCCGGGATCTGCGTGACCGGGATCACGGATTGGTCCGGCAGGAGCACGAGGGTCTCGGTGTCCTCCTCGACCTCCCAGTATTCGGCGATCCGCACGCTCGCGCCGGCCGTCCCCGCGTTCGTGCTGATCCAGGTCGGAATGTCGTTCCCGATCGAGGTCAATTCACGGTCGGAGTAGGACGCGAGCGTCGAGTCGGGGTATTTTTTCTTGTACTGCGAATGCGGCAGGTCCTGCGTGAGAAACGCAAAGGCGCCATCGCTCCAGTCCGGCTCTTGCGCGAACGGGTCCAAGTAGACGGCCGCCTGGTTGAGAATGCGCTTATAGGTGATTTTCTGGTCGAAGGTCTGGGTGTTCGCATACTCGGTCAGAATCCGATACGCCCCGAACCCGCACTTGGCCGCGCGCTCGAACGCCCACTGCCGCGCGATGTGGGCGCGGGAGTCGGCCTGAATCGCCCGCGCGATGTCGTCGTAGGCCTGCGCGACCGCCTGACTGACGCCCTCGCCCTCGGGCGCGAAGGAGAGCCCCAGCTTCGCCTGCCGCGCCGTGTTGATGACCTGCTGCACGGGCCCGCGCAAGAGGTTGAACTCCAGGCACGGCCGCGCCGGCACCGGCGGCAGCCCCGAGCCGCCCTCCTGCCCACCGCGGGCCCGCCGGATGTCCTCGGGCCACTGCGCGCCGCGCTCGTCGACGAACCGCAGGTCCTCGAGCTCGCGCTTGCGCTGCTCCTGCATCGCCTCGTCGCAGAGCTTAAAGCGCTCGAGCGCGGCCTCGTGCGCGGACGTGTCGGGAACCTCGGGGTCGGTCGGGGTCTCAGGATAGACGGGGTCGGTCGCCATCAGCGGGCCTTCTCCATCTTCGCGATCGTCTCGTCGAGACGTTTCTCCAGCCGTTTGATGTTTCGGCGAATCGCCGGGCTCGTCCTGCCAGGCGGTAACTTAATCTTTCGCTTCCAGTAGCGGACATGCTCAGCCACCGACGCCGAATCTGCGGGGGGGCCGCTGGTTCTCGGCATCGGCTAGCCTCGGAACCGCTCGCCGGCGGCGGCCTCTTCGACGCGCGCGCGCACGTCGGGGTCGGGGATGGCCTGCAGCGTCGCGGCGAAGTCGGCGCGCGTGCCCAGACGCGCGAGGCGCAAGAGCTTGCGTATCCGCTCGGGGGTCACCGGCCCGCGCAGGAACTTGGCCGCGAGCGCCTCGCGCACTAGGTCGGCGGGCATGCTGTCTCGGGCAGTATCGCACACCCTGTCAAGAGTGACAGCTGTCACTTTGCACAGGATCGTCACGGGTTCGCCTCAAAGAACGCGCGCGCAAACCCCTCCGGCGTCACACTGCGTCGCGCCTTCCGATCCGCCGTCGGCGGCAGCCGGTGCATCTTCGAGCCCTCCGTCGCCACGACGCGCGCCTTGCCGGGCGGCGTGAAGTGTCCCCAGAGAGGAGCGTGCGCTTGGTATACGGGTCGCCGTAGTCAGCCGGATCGAAGGCCATCTGCGGCGGGCCGAGATACCACGACAGCCGCCCGACCGGGTTTTCGAGGGCCCACCACTTTGGCTGTTGGACCCACGCGACCCGCACGCACGCATCCACGAGGCTGAGCGCGGCGAGGAGTGCCGGATCACCCTTCTCGGCCCACCAGCGGGCGCCAGAGCCGGCCAAGTGGGTGCAGTCCGGGGCGGCGAGGATGCCCCAGACCCCGGCGCGCGAGCGCTGTATGAGGCGCACGTCCTGCCCCTTGCCCAAATCGTAGACCTCGACGCAGTAGCCGGCCTCGCGATACGGGGCCGACCACGCGCCCGAGCCGCCGCACAGGTCCCAGATCAGCACTAGCCCATCCACGAGCCCGGCCCGAGCGGGCGCGGCCCACTGGCGGGCGGCTCGCTGACCGTGGGCGCCTTCCGCCGCGTCGAGAAGTTGAGCTGCAGATACTCGGCGCAGTTCTGCGCGTGCTCATACCAGCCGTCTTTGCTCGGGTGCCGCATCGGCTTGTGGTTGACGCTGATCATGTGCGCGTCCCAGACGTAACCCGACTCGCAGCCGTCCGCGTAGAACGGCCACTTGGACACGCCCCGCCGGCTCGAGACGAGCAACCACCGCGCGTCGTCAATCCCAAACCCCTCGCCGGTCGCCGTGCGCTGCCGCATCGCCTTCGCGAGCTCCTCGATCATCGCGAGCCGCACGTCGGGCGCGTTGCTGTTGTCCTGAAAATGAATGCGATGGCGCGCCGGGTAGTGTGCGCGCAGGATCTCGACGCCGTTCTGCCGCAGGCCCTGGCTCGACTGGTGCGCGCCGGCCGGGTCGCAGCAGGTCTTCAGATCGACCACGCCCGGGAACCACTCCTCGCGATACCGCGTGACGACGCGCATAAAGTCATCGAGGAACAGGTCCTCGCCCTGTACGCCGCCCAGGAACAGCACCGCGCCGAATGGGTCGACCTGCCGCGCGACCCAGCAGGGATGATGCTTGCCGAAGTCGATCGCCTCTTCGAGCGGGAGCGCGGGGTTGAACGTCAGCGGCCGGACGTGCAGTTGCCGATTGAACGCGCCCGCATACACCGGGTCGCCGATGACGTTCATGCCGCGCAGGCCGTGGAGCAGCGTCTGCCGCTTGGGGTGCCCGAGCGGGTAGGTCTCCTCGAGGTTGCGGATCGTGTCGGCGTCGAGGTTGTGCGCGTTGTCATAGACACTCAGGGGGATGTAGCGCCGATGGGGGATCGAGTTGTCCGCTGGAAATTCGCGACTTATCCAATGAGTCTCCTCCACGGCTTGAGGCGTGATCACGATCTGATGCGGGTAGCCCTTCTGCGACAGCCGCGCTTTGAGCTCGTGGTACACGTCGCGCGGCATCTCCTCGGCCTGGTCGATGTAGACGCGCGCGAGCGTGAGCCCGCGGAACTTCGCGTAGCGCGTCTGCTGGTCCTGCGCCTTGAGCCCGCGGATGTAGGCCCGCGCGCCGTTGGGAAATTCGTCGTAGTGCTCCATCGCGTTCCAGCGCACGCGCAGGCCCGCCTTCTCGAGGATGCTGCGCCAGATCGGTTTGAGCACCGTCTGCATCGCGTCCTCCGTCCAGCGCGCGAGGAGTGTGTGCATGCCGGGGTGCGCGACGAGCGCGGTGATCTCTTTCCACAGCGCGATCGTGGTCTTCGAGGCCCGTAAGGCGCCTTCCACATCAAGGGCGTGCGTCTGGTCCGTGAGCGCGTCCCACTGCTTCCCGCGCCAGCGGATCGTGACGGCGCGCTCAGCGAGGGCGGCTTTCGGCATCACTAAACCAGTTCACGGGCTGGCAAAGGAATCGCGCCGACGCTGGCCATGCTGCCATACGGCCACACCTCGCCGCTGGCTTCCCATCGTTGTCGCGTCGCCGCGAGTTCCTCGGCGGTCTGCGGGCGCCAGAGATGCAAGCAGGTCTGGCAGAGATCCACCTTGCGCCCGTCGTTGATGTGCAACTGCATCACGACCTCGTCGTCCCCAAACACCCGCCGTTTGACACGGTCCATTTCCTCCCACGTCGGCAGGCGCCCACGCGCCGACACGCTCACATGGTCCCAACCGGCACCGTCCGATACCCTGAATACCACGGCGCCTAAGCGAAAGTCGCCGCAGTTCGTGCCGACCGGCCCATTGATCCGCAACTGCTCAAGGCGAACGTTCGGCTCTGACCGCACGCTACCTCCCGAACAGCTTCGCGAGTTGGATCTCTTGACAGGCCCGGGTGCCGATCGTTTCCGCGAGGTCCGGCTTGCCGACGTCGAGCAGCATCGCCGCGAATCGGAACTTATCCGCCGTCTGGAGGGCGAGCGTCTTCTCTGCTAGCGCGGGCAGATCGGTCTTCGTGCTCGCTTGCTTCACTAGCCGGTGGAGGGTCTTGTCACTCGCCATTTCCATCGCGTTACTCCAGTCGCTCCCACGGCGGGGTGAGGAGATCTATGAGTCGTCTCGCGTTCTCGCCGCTGATGATGTGCGCGCCGACACAGTTCGCGAGGAGCACGACCGCACTCCGCAGCCGGGTCAGTTCGGCTTCCAGTTCCGCGTGTGTGACCGGATCGGCCAATGACGGATCAGACCTCGGTTTCGTCCTCTTCGTCGGCATAGCTGCAATCCCACTCGTGGTAGTCGGTGAACAATGAACAGTGGCACTCCGGGCAGTGCGGATCGTCCGCGCACGCGGGGCACCCGCGATCACAGCGACGGCACCACATGCACTGATGGTCGACACAGAACTCGTGCACGGCTTTGTGGCCATCGAAGTCCTGGCACCAGGGATCGCACGCCTCCTCGCACATCACCCTTCACCCCTTCTCCTGCTGCATCACGATCCGCACGGGCAGCGCCGCGCCGTCGGGCGTCCCGATCTGCAGCTTGAGCAGGCCGAGATGCTGCGCGAGCGTCTTGAGCGCCTCGACCTTCGGCGCGAGCTTGATCTTGTGGATGTACTCAACCTCGCCCTCGTCCACCGTGCGCGTCGCGACCTCGACGCCGACGACCGCGCTCGCGATCGCCGCGTCGTAGTCTTTCGGCTGTTTCAGGCGCCCATCGGGATCGAAGATGCGCCGCACGTCCGCGTACGCGACGTGCGCGAGCTCCAGCAGCACGCGCTCGGCCGTGATGTCACAGCGCGCCTGCAACCGCGCCAGCGCCGTCTGCACGGCCGCCTTGACCACAGGTTTTAACAGGTTCTCGCTCGCCATCTGTTGCGCGGACGCCGCCGGGTAGCCCGCGCGAATCGCCGCCTGTGTGCCGTTGTAGTCGACGAGGTATTCCTGAATAAAGCGCGTCTGCTTGGTGGTCAGCGGCCGGGGGGGCGCCGTCTCATCGACCATTTTCCCGCGCTCGGTAATATGGTGTCGCCCGTCCGTCTTATCCGTCACTGTGGGCTTTCCTCAATGCACCCGCCCCCCGCGCGGCACGATCGGCGGGAGCGTCCCGTTGAGGCGGATCAGCGCGTCCGAGAACGTCGTCGCGCTCAGCCCGTCGAACACCGCCGCGAGGAGCGCCACCAGATACTGCCGGCGCATCGCGTCGGTAATCTCGAGCGCGTCCTCGCCCGCGTGCGCGCGCAGGATCTGGTCGAACCCGTCGGGCAGGCGCAGGCGAATGGTGTGCTCGCGCGTCGTCATCGGTGCCTCCACGTATCCAAGCCGGACGCGGCTTGTGTTCATCGTCGTAACAGGGCCGACGCCGTCGCCGTGGCTTCTCCCAACCACACGGACCCAGAATTAGATGTACCTTGCGGTACCAACGGCGCCGGCCCATTCGGTTCGCGATCGGCGGTCATGTTCGGCGATCGCCTGGTGGTAGCACGGTCGACCACAGGGGATGCTCGCAAATCGTCAGACCTCCCTCACGTAGATCCCATGAATGTGCTCGGCGAACGTCTTACGTAACCGATACGCCTCGGTTTTCGTCACGTCGCTTTTGACGTCCTCGACCACGATTTCCCCGACGGCGTACACGCCGCGATCGCAGTAGCGAAAATCCGCGGTGAACCGGCCCGCCGTGAAGACCACGAGCGGCGACCCCGACCGCCAGATCTCCATGACGTGCAGCGGAAACACCGGCTGGCACTCCAGGTCGGCAATGAGGCCCGCCTTCTCGAGCAGCCGGAGCTCGAGGTAGCGCGCGGCCTCCTTGCGCGACGCGAACCGCACCCCGTCGACATGGACCGGGATGGCGTGGTACTTGTTCGCCGGCGGCTCGCCGTCGACGAGCAGGCCCTCGCGCGCGGCGTAGGCCGTCCACGACTCCGCCCGCGCGCTCATCGCCGCCACAGTAGAAGTGTCCCCGTCACACGTACCGCCCCCGGAGCGCCCGCCGCACGCCCAGGACGTGCCCGCGCACGACATACGCCGCCATCGTGTCCGCGCGCCCCGGCACGGACCAGCTCTGCCCCGCCGCGAGGTCGGTCTCGACGACCGTCTGATGCGTCAGCGGGTCGATCGCCGCCACATGACACGCGCGCGCCGCCGTGCCGGCCGGCACCGGCCCGACCGCCTGGATGCTCTTGCACCCGGTGAGCATGACGACGAACTCCGACCCCGCGATCGCCGCGTAGTTCTTGTTCACCGCCGGCGCGACGTCGTCCGCCCCGCCTTCCCAGAACCCCTCATGCGGGTCGAGCGGCAGCGGGTGATCGCTCCGGCCGTTATTCACGACCTTCCAATTCTCGACGCCGAGCGGCAGCAGCGGGTCCGCGGCGCGCACACTGCGCATGATGGTGTCGATGTTCGGGACCTCCCACATGTTCGCGGGCCGGCCGTAATCGGGACTCGCGATCCCGAGCACGCCCTGCCCGACGTGGAGCACATACCCGGCGCCGCCGCACAGGATGCCGAGGAGCCGACAGCAGACCAGCTGGAGCGGGTCATCCATTGACACGACGCTCGATTGCGGCCCCTCGGGCTCGTTGTTGAAGACGGCGCCGGGGAAATCCTTGAAATCGTACGCCTGTCTGACATGGCTCCAGCCGTGATCGTGGCTGCTCCGCCGGGGGTGCAGCGTGAAGCTGTTCGCGCCGGCCTCGGCGGTCGCGAGCTTCATCGCGCCGTAGCCGCTCACGGGCTCGGCCTTGTCCTCAGCCAGCCACTGGTCGAGCGTGACGGCCTCCTCGCGGGCGCCCTTCGGCCGGGACAGCGCGACCAGGTTGGGCGTCTGCGCGACGACGACCTCGGCCATGTCGACGAGGTCGTCCATCGAGACCTTATCGAGCCGGTCCCACTCGTTCGCGCACTCGTAGTGCAGCACCTTGTGCTCGGCCCCCCGCAGGGCGTCGGTGACCTGGCGCGCCAGCTGCGCCGGGACGAACCGCCGCGCGCCGGTGTACTTGTCAAACTGCCGGCCGCCGACGATCGTGAGCTCGGTGCGCAGGCCGTACTGGTCATAGGCCGTGTCGACGAACCCGCGCAGGATGGCCGCGTAGTCGGGCCAGCTCGGCTCGATGCTCCGGCCCTTCCAATCGACCTCGCCGAGGATGCGCACGTAGTCGAACGCATGCGAGGCGAGGAACTCGAGATGCTCGACGACGCGCGCGCGTTCAAACTTCCAGCCGTAGAGCGCCCAGAAGAACGTGACGCCCAAGGGGTGGAAGACGCCCGTATCGTCGCCGATCACGTGATGCGCCGCGCGCACCAGGCCCTCGCGCCGGATGGCGGTCGCGGGCGAGCCGTCGAGCAGGAGCAGGCTCATGGGCTAGTCCACCAGCGGGATCGCGAAGGACTCCCCCGCCTCGATGAAGACGGCGCGGTTCCCGTCCGCGCTCGGGACCCAGGTCTCCCACGCGCCGGCCGCCTCCGCCGGGCGCATCTCTTTCGAGCCATCGGGCTGAATCGAGAGGACCGTGCGGGTCTGCGGCTGGCCGTCGGGCCCGTGCTTCGGATAGTAGGTGTGAAACGCGCCGGGCTTGCCGGGCGCCTCGAACGAGCGCGCGCGAGAGATGCAGAACGTCGCCTTGCCAGTGTCGTCAGCCATCGGAGGGTCCTCCTGCGGCACGCCGTAGGCGGCCGGTTTCCAGTCACTCGGGTCCCAGGGGTAGCGGCGGATGCCGTAGGTCTCGCCGGGGTTCGGGCCGTCGTTGAGCTGATAGAGCACGGCGACCGCGGTGTAGGCGCGCCAGAACGCCCATTCTTGGCCGATGCGCTCGGCCTGCTGCGCGTCGGTGAGGTTCCCCGGGCCCGTCGGGTAGCCGAACTCGGTGACGATGAACGGCAGCCCATCGCAGAGGCGCAGGAGGTGCTCGACCTCGGCCTCGCGCGAGTCGAACCCGTCGTGCGGGCGCTCAAAGGTGCCGTCGCCGTAGCGATGCACGCTGAGGCCGTGCAGGCCCGACGGCCAGCCGCTCCCGCGCACCCGCTCGAGCCAGAAGAGCGAGTTGCGGTCCAGGTTCGAGAGCGCGGGCGCCCAGAGGCGGAGATGGAAATACGCCGCGCGCTCGCAGGCGAGGTCGAGCTGGGTCCGGTACGTCGAGGGGAGAATGTCGCCATCCGGCTCGTTCCCCCACTCGACGTCCATGACCGCTGGGGTCACACCGAGCACGTCCAGGCGGGCGAGGTCAGAGACGATCGGCAAGGGGTGCAGCGCCGCCTTGTCGGCATCGTCGATCATCGCGGCCATCGTCGCGCCGTCACTCGTCTGGCAGTCGATGCGCGCCCACCGGAAGCCGAGGGCGCGGATCTCCTCGAGCGTCGGCACGTCGACGCGCGCGTTGAAATGGGTCTGGAGGCTCGGGAAGTAACTCATGGCGGGTCGTCTCGGAGAATCCGCTCGATCGCCTCGAGCGCGTCCTTGATGTTCGCGACGCACATCCCGACGGTGCCCACGAGCGCCTTCACCTCGGCGTCGAGCGCGACCAGCGGACAGGTCGGGAGATGCCGCGGCGCGGCCCCGCGACAGACGATGCAGATCACGCGGCGCCCCTCTTCCACGGTGAACCGCGGCGCCGGAAGGTTAGCGGGCATACGGCCCTCGACGGCTCGCGACGCGGAACCGGCGATCCGGCGTCGCCATACCATGGCGTGACGTCGCCTTATTCGCCTCGATCAGGGCCTGCACCTCCTCGGCGGCTTCAATGCGCATCCGGTAGCGGGTCCAGAGGACGAACCCGAGGACCACGCACACGAGCAGCATCACGAAGAGCAGGACCCCGGTGACGGCGACAAGGTGGGTCAGCATCGATCGGGCGCCCCTTTCAGTGCCGCTTTTCGTCCCGTCGGATTATGCACAGGCTTTTCCACAGGCTAACTGCTTGAGCGCACGACGATAACATCACTTTTCCACTTTTCCACAGGCCGTATTCGTACGGCGCGCGAAACGCGCGCCGGTTGTATTCTCTTGTGTTGTCTTGTCTTGTCTTGTCTTGTACACGAACAAAGTTCGAACACGAATCCGCTCCCCTTACTCGGTGAACACTAGCTCTTGTTGTTTCAGCGTCAGATGACGCTTCGTGTACGTATCCGCCCGCCGTTCCATCGCCGGTATCCAGATCCCGCGGGACCGCTGCCAGGCCTCGCGCTGAAAATGCCCCGTCCGGACGCAGATGTCGACGAGTTGCTGGAACTGGTCGTCCGACAGGAGACTCGCCGCCGCGAGGTCATCCAAAGGGAGGGGCTGATCGTCCCGATCGAGGGCCCGCCCCGGATAGCAGCCATGTTTCGCCACATGACACCAGACGCCGGTCAGCCCCCCGAGGCCCGCCGGCCCCAGCGCGCGCGTCACCGCCCGGATCTTCGGGTCGTGCGGCATGTCGCTGTCGAGCTGGAACCACTTCACCGCCGGGCCCCCGCAAAATACCGCGGCGCCTCGGTCGCGTCCTCGCCCTCAAGCCACGCCTGCACCTTCCGCCCGCTGTACCGCGCGACGTTCCCAATCCGCGGCCGGAGCTCGAACTGCTTGAACTCGTTGGTCGCCTGGAGCTCGTAGGCGCGCGTGCGCCGCAGCTCGAGGATGGCCGCGAGGTCGTCGAGGTAGAGCACCCCCGGCAACGGCTCGCCGACCACGAACGCACTATTCCCGTAGACGCGCGGGGCGTCGGGGGCGCGCGGCGGGTCGATGGTCGTGGCTGCGGAGGACCGGCGCGGCATGGGCGTCTCCTTCAGGGGGCGGGGCAGGGGTCCAGCCCTTCGTGACGAGGTAGTGGACGAACGTCCGGAGCTTATGGAGCGTGCGATCGAGCGGACGCATCGGCGGGGGGTCGTGGGTGCAGAGATAATGCACCGTGCGCCACGACATCGGCACGCCGGCGCGGGCCATCTCGTGCCCGACGTCGCGCCACGTCCAGTCGCGCGCCAGGCGCACCGCATTGATCGCGAGGCATTCCGGCAACATCATCATTTCCGCCGTGGTGCAATCCCTACACAGGTTGCACGTATGCGACAGCATTCACTTATAGGGACATGACGACAAAAAAACAAGGGGCGAGATGTAGCACCGCGAGAAAACGTCCTACACCAGTGCTAGTGTGGGTTGTGCAACCCTTGCAAACTGTGTAAGAGATGGCTAAGAGAGTCGCGGTGTTGGCGAAACTGCTCGCCGAATTGCTCGCGACGTACGGCGGCACGCAGAAAGATTTCGCGGACGCGATCGGGATCACGCGCCCGCATCTCAGTCACTTGCTGAGCGGCGCGCCGCAATACGCCACCATTAGTGTCGAACTGTGTCTCACGATCGCCGAGGTTGGGAAGACCTCCGCCTCGCGTGTCCTGCGCGCCGCCAACAAAGCCGACATCGCCGAACTGATCGAGCGGCTCTACGGCGGCCCTGCGCTCGTGCGCACCAGTGATCCCTCGGTGTCGGAAGCCGATCGCCGGCTGCTCGCCAAGTTGAAATCGTTGGATCGCAAGACCTACCGCGCGATCGTCACGCTCATCGAATCCTGGGCGGTGACGGCGCGATAACGTATCCCTCGCACATTTGTCGCACAATGTGGTAAACAACCCGCGGCCCGCCGTGGTAATCACCAGTTTGAGCGCCCCCACGCTCGCGGGCCCCACACACTCGGCGGAGGCGTGAACCTTATGCAGCGCGCGACGACTTCGCGGCGGCGGCGGCGGTCTCCTTCCCTGTCCACCCTGCTCACGCACGCCGTGCGTGATCTGCAGCGGGCGGCCACCGCGCTCACGGCGCTCGCCGGCGCGCTCGAGACGCAGGGCCTCACGCCGCCGGTGCGCGACGCGCTCGGGCACCTGATCGCGCGCGCGCAGAATCATCAGACACATCTCTGGCTCACGCTGGCGTCGGTGAGCACGCTGGCCTAGTGCCAGCGTGCCACTGTGTGCAACGTCGTTGCAAGCTACTGAATCAGTTGCCGGCGAATGATCTGCACGTACGCGCGGAGATTGGTCTCGATGTGGGCATAGTCGCGCGCGAGGTCAGCCGGGGACTGCTGCAGGCTGTTGACGGCGAGAATCCACGCGATCTGATACGTGAGCGCCTCGATGATCACCTTGCCATCGGTCTTCGGGGGCAAGGTCACCTCGAGCCAGGTCTGTAACTGTTCTTGCAGATCGAGCGCGTGCGTCATAGGGTCCCGCGCCATCACGCACCGCCTTTCGCACGCTTCACGAGGCGCGGGCCGAACACGCCCTTGAGGCGGCCGTCGATCGCGTCGCTGACGGACCGCTGGCGCGCGATCGCGAGCGGCCCGTAGAACGCGCGCGTCGTCTCGGCTTTCGTGTGGCCCATGAGGCCCTGCACGTCGTCGAGCTGCACGTCGTGGGATTGCAGGGCATCCTGCGCGATCGAATGCCGCGCGTTGTACGGCCGAATCGCCGCGGGCCAGCCGCACACGCGCAAGCGCTTCGCGTGGAGTGACGTGTCGTACACGCCCCAGGCGTGCGCCTTGATGAACGCGCGCCACGCTTTCACCATGTCGGTGTTGAGCGTGACGGTATGCGCCGGCGCGCCCTTCGCGCTGCGCACAATCCAGAGCCGGGCCTCGAGCTTCACATCCGACGGCTGCGCGCGCATGAGCTGCGTCGGCCGCTGCCCGGTCGTGTTCAACACGAGATAGCGGCCGTAGGTGTCCGGCCAGTCGGTTTTCGCGAGCGCCTTCGCGACGAGCCGGATCGTCTCGACCTCGACGCCGACCGGCAGGCCGGGCTCGATCGCCGGAATCTTCGCGGCGTCGACCGCGGTCGTCGGCAGCCCTTCCGCGAGCAGAAACTCCCGCAGCAGGCGGCAGCGATGCCGCACCGTGCGGACGGCGACGACGAGCGGCCCGCTCGTGGTCGGGGTCGTGCGCGCGTAGCCGTCGATCGCCTTTCCGTGCCGGGCATAGGCCGTGACGGTGATGCGGCGGACCGCACGGGGCTGCCCCGGCGTGCCGGCGGGAGGCGGCGTGCGCCACGCGCTGATCACCACGTTGACGTCGGCCGTCGTAATCGCGGCCGGGGCCTTCGCCCCGATCGCCTGCCCGTCGGCGCCCGTCGCCCGCAGCCACGCGCGCAGGTGCGAGCGGTCGGCCTTGAAGGACACACGGCCCGTGATCTGCGGCCAGAACGTCTCGAGACGGGCCCCGAGCGTGGGGCCCACCTTGGCCCCTGGGCGCGGCGCGGCCGGCTCAAGGGGCGCGAGGCTCAATTCTTTCTTTTTGTCGAGCTGCCACTGCTGCATGACGTAGAGCGGCGTGTCGAGGCCACAGAGGGCCGCCGGCATCGAGTAGAGCGTGCCGTGGTGCTTGACGCGGACATCGTGGCCGGAGGCGTGCCGGTAGATTTGGGTCGCGATCTGGGTCTTGAGCTGCGGGCGTTTGGGCATGGTTGGCGGCTCCTGTTCCGCCAGGGTGGAGCACCGGCCGAGCTCGTTGGGTATGTCACCCAAAGGTCGACTGGTTGCACTGATTGCACAAGTTGCACGGAGCATAACCCAACGAGCTCCAGATGTCCACCACCCGGCCCTCCACCCGGGAGTCCGGACCCCACCGAAATCCTTAGGAAATCAGCGGACGGGGGCGGACGTGGGTGGACGCGCGGGAACTCCCACCCGCGCGGCCGATTTCGGGCTGTTTTCGCGTTTTCGTTAGGGTTTCTGGGGGTTTTAGGTGGTTGCGGGGGGGGGATTTGAACCCCCGACCTTTGGGTTATGAGCCCACAGGTGCGCTTGTAAGTGACTGATTAGACTCGGTCGTCCGCTGTCTACCACCCACGTCTACCACCCGCCGCCCGGTTTCGGCCCTGTTCACCCCTGTCCGCTCCCGACCGCTTTAGCGCAGGCCCAAAGGTCGTGACGCGCGGTGAATCCCGACAATGTGAGGGGGGGCAAATTGTCCGGATTACGATGTCTTGCGATCGCAATCATCGCAATCCCCTACCGCTGGCGAATCCGTGCTATCCTCGCGCTATGCCCAAACGCCGACACAGAAAGAACCCCGCCGCCGTCGAGCTCGGCCGCCGCGGCGGGCTCGCCCGCGGCAAGACCGTGCTCAAGAGTATCCCGGCCGAGACGCGCCAGGCGCTCGCCAGCCATGCCTCTCGCGCCCGCTGGGCGCAGGTGCGCGCGAAGAAGGAGGCGGCGTCATGAGCCTCCGACTCGGCGCGCTCCACGACGCGCTGCTCGACCCCGGCAATGCTGAGAAGGCCGTACGGGCGGCCGAAGAGGTCGCCGGCTACGACAAGGCCCTTATGGACATCCGCGGCGACCTGCGGGTGATTCACTGGATGCTGGGGGTCATGCTCATCATGATCGTCGGGCTGTTCTGGCAGGGCTTCACGATCATGGGACGGTTGCCATGATGGTGCGCGAACTCTACGACGCGCTCATCTCCGTCGGCTGCGACAACGCGCTCGCGCGCGCGGCGGCCGAGGCTGTGGCACCAGCGGAGTATGTACACGAACTCGAGGCCGAGGTCGACGAGCTCTACAGGCGCGTCATAGAGCTCGAGGCGGCACGGCAGCCGGTGGACGCGCGATCACGAAAATAACCCCTTGACATTGCGCTGCCGCTAGCGCATACTGCTCTGGTATTCGCGCCGCGCCGGGGATGGAAGCCCCGGCACGACGCTCACCACGCACAGCGCCACAGGAGGGCGCGGCACATGGCTGACCTCACTTTACCACTGACGCACTACTGGCCCTGGGACGGCGACGAGCAGCGCGCGGTCTGCGGCGTCTCGCTCCGCACCCTCACCACGCCCCACAGCCTCGCGCCGACCTGCCCCGAGTGCCAGCGCGTGCTCGCGGCCGATGCCGCGCTCGTCGAGGCCACCATCACGCGGCTCCAGCAGTACTTTCCGATCGAGGCGAGCCTGGTCGCGTATCATCGGCGGGGGGTGTTCCGATGACCCTACTCGCCCGCCGTCCGACCAAGACCTACGCGCAGGCGCCCGAGGGGCTGTTCGCCGCCTGCTGCTGTGACGTCCAAAACCTCGGCCTCGTGCAGGGCGCCTACGGCCCGAAGCACAAGGTCCGCCTCGTCTGGCAGCTGGATCTCACGACCGATGAGGGCCGCCGCTACGAGGTCGCGCGCGTCTACACGCTGTCGCTCCACGAGCGCGCGACCTTGCGCAAGGACCTCGAGAGCTGGCGCGGGCGCGCGTTCACCGAGAAGGAGCTCGACGGCTTCGACCTCGAGCGCCTGCTCGGCGTCAACGCGCAGCTCCAGGTCGTGCAGCGCCTCGGCGACGACGGGACGGTCTACGCGAACGTCGCGACGGTCATCCCGCCGGCGAAGGGGCACGCGAAGCTCGCGCCGGTCGACTTCGTCCGGCTCAAGGACCGGCAGAACGGCCAGGCCAACGGCACGCGCGAGGTGACCGTCGACGACATTCCGTTCTAGGCTGGACTTGACAATGCGCTAGCGGTAGAGTATACTAGCTGTTATGACAATGACGATTGCGCGGATTCGATGGCGCTTGAACGACCCCGCCGAGGATAACCGAGTACGGTGGACGAAGGTGCATCACGTTTCGGTCCACAATGCCGACCTCACGGTGTGCCATCGCATCATCCCCCAGGCGTACATGACGGATTACGACGAGCAGATTCCGGCTGACGCGCCGGTCTGCACGCGCTGCAAGGAACTCGGCCTCGACTAACTCGACCGCGCCGTGGTGAGGATGGAAGCCTCGCCGCGGCGCCCCAGCGCGAACAGGAGCGCGCTCACCATGGCGACACTGACCAAGACCAAAATCACCAAGACCACGAACCGCTCGACCCGCTTCTACGACATCACCGACGCCGCCGGCCAGACGCAGCGCTACCCCAGCGTGACCACGATCCTCGGCGCCATCAACAAGCCCGCGCTCGTGGGCTGGGCTGCTCGCGAAGAGCGCACGCTCGTCACCGAGGCCGCGGCCGCCCTCTACGCGGACACCCAGCAGCTCGCGCAGCCGCTGCCCCGGTCAGCCTACCTCCTCGCGCTCGAGCAGCGCCTGGGGCAGACCAAGGCCCACGTGAAGGCCCTCCAGCAGGCGGCCGACATCGGCACGCAGGCGCACCACGCGATCGAGCACGCCCTGCGCACGCAGCTCGGCAAGGCCGTCGGCCCCGCGCCCGTGCTCCCCGACGCCGCGCTCTGGGCGTTCATGGCCTTCGAGGACTTCGCGAAGGACGTCGCGCTGACGCCGCTCGCCGTCGAGCAGGTCGTCTTTTCGCATAGTCACCAGTACGCCGGCACGCTGGACCTGGTCGCGGACCTCGACGCCAACGCGCTCCTCGCGCGCCTCGAGCGGCAGGGCCCGGTCGCGTCCACCTTGGGCGACTGGCTCAAACAGCAGGGCGCCGTGCGCGCCGTCGTCGATTTCAAGACCGGGAAGGGGATCTATGGCGAGGCGCATCTCCAGGCGGTCGCCTACGAGCGCGCGCTCGCCGAGATGGGCCACGGCCTCGTCAACGGCGTGCGCGTGGACGGCGGGCTCATCGTGCGCCTGCCGAAGCTGACGACCGATCCCGACTTCGAGGTCGCGGTCGTGCCGCCGGCGCGCGAGCTCTTCCAGACGTTCCTCGCCGTGCGTCAGCTGTGGGATTGGACCTACGCGCAGGAAACGGCGTATCAGGCCAAGCGCAAGGTTGCGTAACTCGTTTTTGTGAAAGGTATTCAGATGAAAACATGCACCACGGTCGGTCTCGTCGTCCTGCTCGTCGCGCCGGCGTCCGTCTCGGCCCAGGGCTGGATGGAGATCCAGCGCTGCGCGAGTGGCTCCTCGTGCGTCGTCCCGATCCCGCCCCCGTTCCCGATCGTCCAGCCGACCCCGCCGCCTCCGACGTATCTGCGGCCGACGTATCCGATGCCCTTCTACACGCCGCCCGTGTATGTCGTCCCCGCCCCACCAGCGGGAGGCATCAACCCGTGGATTCCGCTGATGGTCGTGCCGCCGCCGCCCGCGCGGAGCGCCGTCGAGACGTGGTTCCTCTTGCAGCAGCTGGCGGCGCGGCGTCCGGCGCCGTAGCGCCCCCCTAGCCCGGGATAGCGGGCGCCGGCCCCCAGACGATGTAGTAGATCGCGATGACCGCAACCACGATGCGGAAGATCGCCATCAGGTCGCCCGTGAGCGGGAAGCCCAGGATGTTCAGCACCGGCCCGAGCAACGCAAAGAGCACCACGACACAGACGACGGCAATCAACGTGCGGATGAACAGGTTGCGCATGGCGCCTCCTTCAGGCAATGTCCGCGGTCAGCACGCCGTCGACGGTCCAGAGCGGCACATCGTCGGCGTCATCGAGCCGGAACTTGTAGCCGGTCGCGAGCAGGTAGATGTTGGTCGCCGACATCCCGCCGGCATTCAAGACGATCGGGTTCGCGTTCGCGATCGTCCGCGCCGTGTCGCTATAGGTCGGCTGCGGCGTGTCGGTGCCGGCCAGGAAGCTATAGAGCTGGCCGGACGCGACGGGCACGCCTTCGGCATCGCAGAACTGGGGCTTGACCCACGGGAGCAAACTCGCCGCCATAACCACCTCACAATGCGTTACACTAGCGCTACCGCATGACCTACCGCCGCCTGCTTATCGATGGCCCCGCCGCGATCGTCGACGCCACCACCGCCGCCGGCGCGTGGCTCGACGAGCAGATCGCCTTTGGCGTCACCCTTCTCTGGTACGCCTACTGGATCACCGTCGCGACCGTGATGGTTCTCTGTCTCCTTACCGTCGCCGCGTGGCTCGCGCTCGGGAGTCCCACACCCCTACCCGATGCGCCGGCCGTCCTACCCCGCGGGCCGCGCGCTTAGGGCGTCGCGGGCTCAGGTTCCTCGGTCACCGCCGGCACCAGCGCCGGCCGGGCCTCCGTGATCGCCCGCTCGAGCGAGGCCGCCCACGCCGCGCGCGCCGCTTTTGCGCCCACCGGCAGCCGCAGGCCATTGAGGAGGAGGCGCGTCGTCCGCGGCGACAGCAGCAGCTTCGCGACCACTGGCGCCGCCAGCGTGTAGTTCAGCCCCACCCCACTCATCAGCGCCGTGCCTTCCGCGCCCTTAAACGCCGTCAGCGCCGTGCCGCTCGGGTTGGGATTCTCGGCGAGCTTTTTCGCCAGGAGGAAAAAGTGATCGAGGTCCTTAATGTGTGCCGCATCACGGAACAGCAGGAGCTTGGTCTGCGACCCGAGCGCCTGCCATTTTGCCTGTAAGCCCTGCGCCCGACTAAACCCGCCCTCGGCGGTCGCCGTCTGCAGCAGGTCCTCGAGAAACGCCCGACCCACGAGTGGCAGACTCTCCGGCGCCTGTCGTTGGAGGTCCCGCAGGAACCCCGCCGCCGCGTCCTTCTGCGAGGTCGCCTTCCGAAAGACCCCGACCCCTTCCGGATGGAGGTCCTCCAGAATCGCGCCCGCGACGTATTTCGCCCGCGTCGCCGCGCGCCCGGTCTCGAGCGCCCGTAAGACCTCCGGCCCCGCCGCCGTGGCCGCGTTGCGCACCTGCCTGTCCAAGTGCTTGACCGCCAACGCCGCCGCCCCTTGTCCCGCCGTCCGGAGCTCCGGGATGTCCGTGCGGGCCATCGACTTCAGATCCCCGAGCGCCGCATCCACGATCGACAGCGGGGCATGATCGCCAGCGGTCATCAAGGTATCAAGCGCGACGAGCGCACGCGCCTTCGTCCCCTGCAGCACATTGGTGAGCTTCCGTTCCCGGGTGAGCCGATCGTAAAGCGGCTGCAGCGCCGCCTTCGCTGGCCGGAGGTCGACGGGCAGCTTCATCACGACATCGACCTGCCCAGCCCCGGGCGGGAGAATCGGGCTCGAGATGTCCTGATACTTCCAGCCCCCCTCGGCGAGGCGCTTTTTCGCGACCGCGAGCGCCCCGCGGGCCGCGTTGGTCAGACGCCCAGTTCGGAGCGCGAGCGCGATCGAGCGCTGCACCTCGGCGCGCGTCATGTTGGAGGTGCCCGGCGCCGCCTGGAGGATGTCGTCATAGACCGGCGCCCCGGCGGCGCGATGCACGTAGTGTGTGTCCACGTCACTATCGCGGACCAACTTGCCGGGCTGGAACGGCACCGCGTCGAGCTCTTCGTAGATGCGCCGCAGTTCCTGGATCTCCGCCGGGGCCGGGAGCTCCCCGCCCAGTTCTTTCCGCAGCCGTTCCTTCACGGGCGTCGGCAGATCCTCGGGCACATAGTCCGCATGGAGCAGGTTCTCTTCCGCCGTCCGGAGTTGCCCGTAGGCGACATCGGCCTCCTTCGCATGCTGTTGCACCGTTCCGCGCACGCCCTTCCGCACCGCCTCGCCCGCGAGCTCCGGTGTCGTGGCGGCGCCCGGCGCCGTGCGTTCCGCGAGTTGTGCGCCTGTGGCCTTCAGCGCCGTCGCTTGCGCATCGCGCGCCCGCCGGCCGATGGGACTCCCAAGGAGCGACTCTTCGGCGAGCCGCTGCGAGCCCCGCAGGAAGGTGTTGCCGGTCGCCGTCGCGACATCCACCGGCACCCCCTGCCGCATCCCCCACGCGACCGCCTCGCCCAAAGGGTCGACGGCCGCGCGCGCGAGCTTCGGCACGATCGGGACCGTCGCGCCCGCGGGGTAGGCTTTCGTGATGACGCTCGGCAGCGCGATCTGCCCGAGGAGACCCGTCGCCTCGCCCAGCGCCCCCGCGACATCGTCGCCGGCGCGGATGCGCTCGCCGAGCGCCGTGGTCGCCGGCCCCAGCGCGGGCAAGAGTCCCGCGACGGTATACGCCGCGGCTTTCTCGTAGTCCCCCTGCCGATAGAACTCCCGCGCCTTGTCGAACTGCTCCCCGGCCGCGGTCGCGAGCGTCTCCAGCGTGCGCCCGACCGCCTCGGGACTCTTCACCGCCTCATAGAGCCCCGTGAGAATCGCCACCGGGTTGGAACTCTTCCAGAGGCCCGCGCCGTACCGCGCCGGCGCACTGCCCTCCTCCGCCGGGGCGGTGCCCGCATGCGGATCGGTCGAGAGATAGCCCGACGGGGCCACTGGGCGCCCCGCGTTGGGGTCGGTCGAGAGGTATTCATCGGGCGGCATTCGTCACCGCCTTCCAGCCCTTCCCGTCCCATTCCGCGAGCTGGCCGTTCACGGTGCGTCGCTCGCCAACCTTGGGCCCCGGGACCCCAGCGGCCGACGGTGCGGGCGTCCCGCGCGGGGTGTACTCCCCGCCGGCCACGCGCAATGTGTTCTCGCGCTTCGCCGTGATGAAATCCGAGAGCGAGCTCAGTTTGGCTTTAATCTGCAGCACGCTGTCGGTCGTCGTCGGCGTGTAGCGGTCGAGCATGATCTGCTCGCTCGGCGTAAAACTCGCGCCCCCGCGCAATTTGGCGATCGTGCCCTGGATGTTCCCGAGGAGGTTCCGGAGACGTTCCGGCTCTTCGCCTCCCACGCCGAGCCACTTGGCCCCCGCCGCGCCTGTGCGGCCGGCAATCGGCCCGACGCCCCGCCATTTAATCCGCTCCCCGAGGTTCAGCGCTTCCTTCCCCAGGTCCTGCACCGTCAGCATGGTCGCAACATCTTCCTGCTGCCCCGCTGTCAGCTTGAGGCCGCCTTCTGCCCCGCCCGCGGCGCTCCCGGGCGTCATCCCTAGCGCCTGGCTTTCTCGCACGTAGATCGGTTTCCCATCGGGCCCAATCACCGAGACGATCCGCTCGTCGCGAGGCGCGGACGGTGTTCCCGGCACGGCCGCGATCTGCTCACCCCCCGGCCCGAACCGCACCGAGCCCGGCGAAAGCGTGAACTGCTCCGTGGGCGACTCGCGCGGCGGGCCCGCCGCAATCTGCTCCCCACCGGGCCCATAGCGCACCTGCCCCGGCCCGAGCGTGAACCCCGCCTCCGCCGCCGTCCCCACGCGCGCCAGCGCGCCCGCCGCGAACTGCTGGAGCGCCACCGACCCGTCGCGGTCGATCGCGTCGAGGAGCTGATCGGCCAGGGCGGCGGGGAGCGCGCCGATCTGCTTCGCGGCGCCAATCTCCAGCCGGCCGAGGTCGGGGTCAAACTGTTGCGCCGTCAGGCTCCGCGCCGTCCCCGCGAGATACTCCGCCCGCTTCTCGGCGGCGGTGAGGTTGGCCGTCTGGGTGCGCGCCATGCGCTCGGCGTTTTCGTCGAAGACTTTTTTGACCTCGAAGAGCACGGCGGGCGGGAGCTGCCGCCCGAGCGCCTTCTCATAGTCGAACGTCGGCTGCTTGGTCACCGGGTCCAGGCTGATCCCTGCGGCGAGCGCCTGCTCGATCTGCGCGTCGCGGGCGCGCTTGGCCTGCGCGTCGGCCGCGGCCGCCGTGCGCTCCTGGGCCTGCGCGCGCTGCCCCTGCAGCTGGAGCACCTGCGCGTAGGTCTCGAGCACCGACGGCCCCGGCGCGGGCGGCCGAATCGACAAGGGGATGGACGGATCAATCGGCATGGGTCACCTCTAGTACGGCCGCATCGGATACGTGGGAACCGCGCCACCGCCTGTCGCGGCCGGCGAGGCTGTGCCGCCGCGCGTCAGGATCGCCAAGAGCGCCGCCTGTGTCGCGGCGTCCGCGCCCCCCAGCAGGCTCTGCGCCCGCGCATTCGCCGCGCCCACCGTCCCCGCCGCCTGCGCGTTCGCGTTCTGCGTGATGAGGCCGGTGCCCGTGTTCGCCTGGTTCGTGAGCAGGTTCCCCGCGTTCCCCGCGTAACTCGACCCGAGGTTCGCCTGTTGGCCGGCGGCGCCGTAGCCGAGCTGGCTCAGGCCCATGAGCTGGTTGTAGCGATTGTTGTACTCATTCGACGCGAAGTCCTGCCCGTAGCGCGTGATCGCCTTGAGCGTCCCACCGGTGAGGAGCGTCCCGCGCGCCGCGGCCGAGCGCTCGAGCGCCTTCTGCCCTTCGCTAATGCGGAACTGGAAGCCGGGCGCCGTCATGAGCGCGGCCGTCGCGCCCCCGACGCCACTGAGCGGCGTCATCCCGCCGCCGCCGCCAAACTGCCCGCTACCGCTCGGCCCCGGCTGAAAGGTCGAGACGGGCAGGCCGAGTGACTGCTGGTAGTCCGCGAGGACGACCTGCTGGCCGTCCGGCCCGATGACGCGCCGCGTCGGGTTATAACTGCCCGACGGCCCGCTAATCGAGTTCCACTTCGGCTTGGGCCCGTCCCAGCCGCGGATGAGGTCGACGTAGGTCCCATCGGGCATCACGATCGCGTCGTTACTCGCGATGGGGTTCCGACGCGAGCCGTGCGTCGCGCGTGTGGCATTGATCCCCTGCGCGCGGAGCGCGGCGAGGATCGGGTCGATCAGCGCGGGGCTCGCGGGCTGCCCGGCGATCGTCTGCCGGATGATCGCGTAGGGGTCGACGCGCCCGGGCGCGGCACCCGTGGGGGCTGACGGGGTCGGCGCACCCGTGACGGGGTCGAACGTGCCCGGCGCGCCGCCGGTCTGCGGGACGGCGGGCGCCGGGGCCTGGGGCGCACCTTGCGTGTCGAACCAGTCGGTCGCGCCGGGTTCGGCGTAGTCTTGCTGAGCCATGATCTAGATCCTCGTGGCGCCGCGCGCCACATAAAAGTCGACCTGCTCTGCCGGCACGGGCCGCGTCTCGCCGGTCGGCGCGCGGAGCGTGACGTAGCTCGACTGCGTCGCGGGCGCGGCGGTCCCGCCGCCACCGCCACCGAGGAACGCGCCGCCGGTCGCCCGGTTCGCGTCCGCGATCTGCTTGGTCGTGAGCTGGGAGAGCATCGACAGCGGGACCCCGCGGCCGTTCACGAGCGGATCGGCTGCCACCGCCGGAGCCATCGCCATCGGGGCCGCGCCCATCGGCGCCGCCGCGGCCGGCCGCGCGGCCGGGGCCGCCGGTAGCCCCAGCAGCGCCGTGAGCGCCGTCAGCCCCTGCCCGCCCTGCTGCGCATACGGC